ACGTAGCAGCACAGCCAATCTCGTTAAACGCCCCTTGAATGCGTGTTAAAGGGAAGTCTGCGTTACCAGAGTCGTACCATACCTCAACAGAGTTTGTTCCAAACAACCATAGTTCTTGATGGTTAATTATCAAAGAAACAATTTCGTCTGGAGCGCCTTCTGCGCTAGCAAAATCCAAAGAATTAATAGCTGTTCCTTCAAACAAGCTGGTAATCCATATGATTTGGCTGTTAGGCTGGTTGAATACAAAGTACCCATCCAAGTAACCAACAGTTCCAGCGCCCGGAAAAGTATCTCCAGTAAGCTGTTGTAAGACTTGCGTGATGTTGTTGTAGATGTAACCCTGTGGGTTGCAAGCTATAAACAGTTGAACGCCGTTGTCGGCCATGCTTACTTGGCCTGTACCTGCAATTGGCCCAATCAACGTTACCGTCCAATAAGGATCTATACGGTACAAGTTAGGACCAGATACGCAATAGCCGTATTTGCCGTAAGACCACAACCCTCGGATAGGGCCAGAACCAACACTAGTCAAGAATTTTAGCCCCGGAGCGCGGTTTAGAAAGCCTGGATCTTTACCGCCTTCAGGAACAATCTCTGGGAACAGATTGACCATGCGATTGGCCGCAGCGTTGATACTGCGAGCAACATAGGCCGACCCAAGAATCGGCGTTTGCATTAGAAATTGCCTGCGTAAATGTTGTACCGCTGGCGATTAGCAACTATGCCGTAAGGCATTGCCATCACATCATCCGGGTTATTGATGCGCTTGAGGTTACGCTTGCTTGTCATAGCAATACGCGACACTTGACGGCTAGGCTCTACACCAAACTCAGCAGCAAGTTCACAAGCTAAATTAAATCTAAAGGCTCTCAAGTAGCCTGGTGGGAATGACAACGTAGTCGCCACCGTTGCCGGTTGATGCAGTTCCTCAACAGAAATAAAGTGCCATTCCAGCGGACGCAATGGTACTGGATACACATACATCTCAATGTCAGGGTACGACATATTGATCCACAAAACTTGCGGATACGTGCTGGTTACCGTTTTGACAGCAATCCCGTCGTACTGCTGCTGATTGATGATCTTGATGCCGTAGCTGACGTTAGTGGCTGCATCCCTAAAGTAGGTTGCATCGTCAATCAAGATTGGCCGGTTGCCTACAAAATCACCACTTGGTCCTAGTGTGCGGCTTTGAATACTTGCAGGCCAAGTAAAAACTTGGTCTTGTGTGCTGAATATTGACAATCGCTCAGTGTTCCATGAGTCGATCATTTGGTTCAAAGCCGACAACGCATCTTGAGACACTGACGCTGAAGACGTCTCGCCCTCTGCAAGCATCCCAATCAGGCGCAAAGCGCCGTTAATTTGATCGCCAGCAGATGTTGTCATACCTTACGCTCCTAATTCGGCTCGCGGCCTGCCACGGGGACGCCGCATTTCATTAACCGGGGGTTCTACATCTTCTAAATCATACCTCACCCAGCCATGTTGTTCGTCATAAACAGCTTCTGATTCCGCACAAGCCACTTTAGTACCATGATCTGGGTGACGTAGATAGATAACCATTTTTACGATGCGCCGTGAATGATTGAGTAGTTGATGATGACCGCTTCAGAATATGAAGTAGAAGCAGTAAGATTTCGCAACGTGATCAAGGCAGAACCAGCAGCCAAATAGGACACGTATGTGGTATACGCTCCTGCAAGACTACCCGTAGTGTTGCTTGAAATACAAACAACAATAGTGTCATTTGCAGAAATCAAGTTGTTGGTCAGAATAAACGAAACAGCGGTGGCCCCTGCCAAAGCTGCGTTGCTCATCGTAATTCGACCAGCAGACTTGTTCAGAGTTACCCCTGTAGACTTGTCTGTTGCTTGCGTTACGGTGCCTTGAGCAGCGGTAGAGTAGCCAATCTCTTGGCTTGCATAGCAGGTAGTAAATTCCGGGTCGCTAAAAGCAACGCCGATTGCTTGACTATTTGACATGGTATGTCCTTTTAGGGGCCGAAGCCCCCATTTGGTTTAAACAACGCGATACACAGTGTAAGCAGCATCGCCGGTCTTGCGGAACGTAAATTGTGCCGCGCCACCAACACCAGCCGAACTGCCGGTAATAGCAACAACCAAGTTGCCAACTGCTGTAATACCAGTACCCACAACCATCGTGATCAGCCCGGTAGAAGTACCCAAGTTAATAACGTTTAGATCAAAGGTGCTGTTGACTTTGGCGTTAGTAAACACAGCGTCAATTGCCGCAGCAGTTGGCATTGTGTACGAAGCCGCAGTTGTAGATGGGTTACCAACCAAAATACCACCAGTCACTTGTGCAACGGTCAAAGTGGCCGTAGCAGTTGCGGTCTGGGGCGCTGCTTGAACGCCCATGATGATTTCATTGGTGTTGCCATCAGTGTACTGATACCCACCGCCAGAATTAGGAATAGCCATGATAAGTTCCTTTCAAATAAGTTAAATCAACCCCACAGACGGCAAGCCATCTGAGGACGAATAGTGCCAAAACCGTACAGAACGTCAATACGGCAAGGCATACGGTCATTGTTAATGTCGTACTGACGAACAACACGCAGCGAGATGCCGTTGTGGTTTGCGCGAGCAGCCATGTCAACACCCTGGGGTAGCAACAAGTCAGCGGTAGCAAACGTAATAGCGTCTTTATGGTAGACCAAGTTTTGCGGATAGCCAGTAGAAGCCGTACCAACAAACGTCACGGCAGCGTTGTCAGCGGGGAAGCTGTCAACGGTAGCCAAAGCGCTGGTGCTGGTGTAAATAGCTGGGCTAATTGCAACGCTTGTCCATGCACCAGAAGATGCAGTGGCCGTAGAAGTGCAAACAAACTGCTGCAACGAACCAGTAGAGTCACGGGTCTGTGGGTTAACCGCATACACGTTGGCAATGGTAAATACGTCACCAGCAACAATCGTAGCCGAGCCAGTACCACCGTCAATGTTGATAGTAGCTTGGCCTTGAGTGCTAACAGCACCATTAACCAAAATCGTATCAGTTGTAGACCGTGTACCAGTGGTATGAACCTTGATGGATTGGCTCATGTTAACTTCTTCAAAGCCCAGCACACCAGTACCCATCATGCCGTTTTTAAACTGGCGTGACACGGTATCGGTTGGGTTGAACAAGCCTTTCATGCCTTCCACCAGACCAGCGTTGGCTGCGGGGTTAACCGTAGCGTAGCGAGGCGACATAACAGCAGCGTTTTCGTTCAGCTTCTGCTGGGCTTGCAACAGCACCAACGAGGTTGAAGGAGTCGTGCCAGGAGTGCCAACAGTAGCGTAGATGCTCTTGTAGGCGTTGGCAACGTCTGCGTCAATGCTAGAAGCCAATTGAGAGATACGGGGCTTGAGCACCCGGTCTGCAAAGTCGTCCATCTGCATGGTCAGTTCAGCAGAGGTGAAGTTAACACCAATGTGTTTCTGGCTTGCAACAGTCAAGGTTGTGAACTGTTCGTTGTCATCCTGAACTTGCAGGGCAGCACCGTCAGTTACTAGTGCCCGGTCAGGCAGGCGAATACGCAGAGTAGAACCAATCTTAGCGCCGTTAACAGCAAAGCTGTCATCGTACTGTCGGTTCACGTTGCGGGTGATCACGAGGTTGTTCTCCAGAATTTCCAGAGCCTTCCTTGTGATCATGTCAATGGTAAGAATGCTATTAGCCACGATTTTTCCTTAGATATAAATTAAAACTTTCGCGCCTGTTGCGCTTTCACTTGTCGTGCTCTTTCGGCCTCAATCCACTGGCTGGTTGTCATGGTCTTGGTAGACCTTGGATCAGTCGTGTCATAAGACCCAGAACCTACCCCTCGGGCAGTGACTGGTGAAATCGGTTCAGGCGCACCAGAAGTACGCTTTTGAACGGGGTTTTCAGCTAATTTAGCCTCAAGCCGTCCAATCTCTTTTGCCTGCAAAATAGGCGCTAGTCGAGAAATACGATCTGCTTCTTTCGGATTTGAGCCAAGGTGATAAACCAAGTCAGGCCCAATGTCCGACGATTGAATCGTCTGTGCCATCACGGTTGTAATCTTCAGGTTAGGGTTATAGGCAACTTGTTCAAAGTCGCTATATTTAGACCTAGCCGTCTCTTCACGTTCGTGATACCCATCAAGAATCTCAGCTTGCTGTTTTTGAATTTCCCTCTGCTCAATCAACTTGTAAGCCTTGGCTTCTGCGTAAGCATCAACCGACTCAAACTGATCTTGCGGAGGTAAATCTATTGCCACTGCTGGCGCAGGCTGTCGTTCTCGTTCCCACTTTCGCTGTTCTCTTGCGAGACGTTTACCAATTGCGGCATCAAGTTCCTCTTGCGAGAATGTCTTGGGAGCCTCAACTTCCGGCGTTTCAACTACAGGTTCTGGAGTCACCGCCGTGGTTTCCAGTTCCGGCGCGGGGGCTAATTCCGCTACTACTTCTTCTGACATTTTGATTCCTGAGAATCCCTGGTTTGCCGAACCAGTACGGGGCTATTATGCCAAAAAAACATAGTTATGGGTTAGGCCATGTAATAGTCCACGGAAATCCATCTTGTTTGGTTACATCGCGCAGTGCTTGGCGGTAGGTTGCCCATGCAAAATCTTGGGGCAGATTGCTTTCCAGTGCTTTGATGACTCGCCAGTCGCAGTCTTTGAGCTTGTCATCACGGGTTTGACGTACAGACTTGGCTTGCTCTGCGTCTTTGGCAGTAATAGCGTCTGCATCCATATCAGCAACCGAATATTTGGTAAACCACTGACCATCAATCTGTTGAACACCGTCCCGGTAAGCTGTTTGATAACGTGTAGGCGTAGCTTGTGGGCCTTCCAGCACTGGGTCAATACCCAGAGCTTCCATAATCTCAGGGGTCAGTTGGTCGTAAGACGGGCCATCGTTGGCTTTGAGGTATGAGCGTAGTTCTCCCTCGTACATGACCACGCCTGTTGCTCTGATTCGGATTTCCATAATATTTGTCCTTTAAGTCTAGGCAATTGCAAGAAACACGAACGAACCGCCCGAGACGTTAATGTCCGCCAAGATAGTCGAGTTCAGCGCAAAACCTGTTGATACTGTGGTCACTGAGCCAAGCGTAGCAACTTCAGCCGCTGCGCTGTTCAAGAGCAAGTATGGGTCGGTCAACACCGTCATGCCACGGGCTGTGTCGTAGACGTACCAATCTCCTGCTGCGTTGGTGCGCTTGATGAGTACAAACCTTGCACCAGCCGTGAAGCCGCAGTTGATGGTCTGAGTTGTTCCGTTGCCTGTGTAGGTTCCGATTTTGCTTACCCCCGGTGCTGATGCAAAGAGGTAGGCTACTTGGGTTACGGAGGGGTAGTTAACATCGTAACTTGTTCCTACCGTAAACACAGATGCTGTTGGCGTTGTGTTGTTCCAAAATGTTGCATTTGGCCCTGCCGCTGCGCCAGTATCATTTAAAATAAGGCGGTAATTATTCCCAAGCGAACTAACATACACAGTCCAATTTCCCGATGCGCCGCGTGTTCTAACAATCATCAACTCAGGCACTGCACCCAAATTGTGATTGAACGTAGTTGCACTCCCCGTCCCCGTATAGCAAACCTCATCAAAGAAGCTGGGGGCGCGTTGATAAAAATACCCAATAAAAGACGCGCCATCTTTATTGTTTAAATTATTGACACCTAAAGTGATGCCACTCATGTCATAGCTAACAATATTAGTCGATCCAGTTGCTTCTGCGCCTGTAGTTGTGCTTTGCAAATATGGGTCTGTTCCCCTTAATCTATCTTCAAAGTTTCCTTTTACGCTTGCTCTCCAATTTGCCATAAACAAATCAGGAGGAAACCCTACTCCAGTAATTGATTGATTTCCGGGACTACCTGTATATGTAACTGGTTTAAACACCTTAGTCGCATCCGTAGGCACTTTCATCGGGCCACGGCGTATGGCTATGTAGATGTAGGTTTCGCCAGAATTACAAACGCCATCAAATCCACCATCAAGATTAAATCCTGTTGCGCTTGGGTGAACGCCTTCATTGTTTACTGATTCAGCATCATTTAGATTAGGAAACAGGCCATTAGCATAACTTGGAAGCACAGGCATTCCACGCATTGTGTCTAGAATATACCAATTTCTAGACGACCCATTATTCGCAGTAGTTTTTTTTATGAGCACCCACTGTGCCTCATAC